GATATTGTACGTGGCCTCCATGTATATGGTGCTAAAGTACTCCGTCCAGAAGCCCTCGTTTCGGCTTTCTACGGTATCGACTAAAAACAATAGGGGGATGAAATACTCCCCCTTTTCTTTCTGGAGATAGACATGCCACAGATTGGAAGTGAAAAAAATCCTATTAGGATGAGTCCCACAAAGAAAATAAAAATAAGTGGACAATATTTAAAAAACGAAAACCGCAAAAAATACGAAGATAACTATGACCGTATTTTTGGTAAGAAGGAGAAAGCAGTATGATGATGATGGAAAAAAAGAAAAAAGCATACGGCCATGGCGGTAAAGCCCGTTCTTCATACATGGGAGGCGGTTATCGCATGGAAAAAGCTGAGGGCGGTAAAGTCTACAATACTGTCCGTGATATGGAAAAGGCTTGTATGGGAATGGACTATAACGAGTCTATGCGTCAAAAATGAAAGTTCCTGCACCCGAAGGCTATCACTGGATGAAAAGCGGTAAAGGCTATAAACTAATGAAAGATCCTAAAGATGGCTTTAAGGCTCATAAAGGAGCTAGTAAATCAGCTAATTTTGAAATACAAAAGGTTCATAAAAAATAATGGCGACTACATACCTACAGCTTACAAATGAGTTACTAAGAGAAATGAACGAGGTTGTCCTAACCTCAAGTAATTTTTCTTCGGCTATTGGAATACAGGGACACGTAAAGGACTGTGTTAATCGTGCATACCTTGACATTGTTCTTGAAGAACCTCAGTGGCCTTTTCTTTCTGTAGGTGAAAGCGGTGCAACAGATCCGCTGTATGGTAATGTAACTGTAGAAACTGTCGCTAATCAGCGTTGGTACGAATTAAAAGCCGCGAGTTCGTCTTTGGTAGATGACTATGGCTATGTAGATTGGGACGACTTTTACATGACTACGGTAGGTGTATCGGGTGAAACAGCCCCCTACGTTAGTCAGAACCTAAAGTTTATAACCTTAGAAGAATGGAAAGACTATCATCGTGCTAAAGAAAATCAAGACGATGCTGGTGATGCTAATGGTGGTGAACCCCGTAGAGTATTTCGTAGTAGTGATGGACGTAACTTTGGATTGAGTCCGATACCTGACAAAGTATATCGCATTCATTTCTTTGCGTTCAATCAGGCTACAGAACTGTCAGCATATAGTGATGCAATTGTTTTTCCAGATGTATATAAAACTGTGTTGCTTTCTAGAGCTAGATACTACGTGCATCAGTTCAAAGAAAACATTCAGCCAGCCGCATTAGCCTTAGAAGAATATCGTAGAGGCTTACGACTTATGAAGAACGCTCTAATGTTTCCAGCACCTAAGTACATTAAAGATGATCGCATGAGGCTTGTCTAATGTCTCAGGCTTTTGGGTTTTCATGTAAAGGCGGTTTAAATACAAACCTAAACTCTATTGAGATTTTAGGTAATCCCGGATTTGCACAGATTCTTGAAAACTTTGAAGTAGACCCAGACGGGGGCTACAGACGCATAAATGGATTTACAGCCTATGGTGATGCTTCAGCGGCTCGTCCAAACGACTCTAATGCTGTTTTGGGTATTCAGCCTTATGCTGATGGGGTTGTTGTATGTTCTGGCACAGATATGTTTTTCAGTAATGATGGCGCTACGTGGTTACAAATAAACCGTAGCGGAGTAGCTGGAGGAGGCGATAGTTACACAACTTTTACGGGCCGTTCTGTTTTAACGCGCACCGACCAAGGCCAATGCCAATTCGCACTGATTGAGGGTGCGGCTTATAATTATGGTCAGCTTGTAATTGCAGACGGTGCAAATAAATTATATATGTTTCGCATGGAAGGTACGGGACTTTTAAACACTCGTACATTCTTTGCAGAAGAAATAACAGTAAGTGGATCTAATGCAGTTAAATATATTACTGTACACGATCATCATCTTATAGCTTCCGGTGTAGCTGATAATTTAAATACTATTTATTATAGCGTTTATAATGATGCTACAAACTTTACAGGTTCTGGTGCAGGCGCTGTAGCAATTTCAGACCAAGTACAAGGCATTAAAGGTTTTAGAACAGATTTAATTGTCTTTACGCAAAACAGTATTCACAAACTTATAAATATAAATGATTCTTCAAGTGTTAGGGTTGATCCTATCACAGAAAACGTAGGCTGTCTAAACGGATATAGTATTCAAGAATTTGGAGGTGATCTAGTATTTTTAGCCCCTGATGGTATTCGTACTATTGCGGGTACAGCAAGAATTGGTGACGTAGAGTTAAGCTCTATTTCAAGACAGATCCAAGAGATCGTAACTGCTTTGACTACATCTACAAGCTCTTTTATTATTACAAGCGATGTACTAAGGTCAAAATCACAATACAGACTTTTTTATTCTACGATTGCTCAAGAGCCTAGTGAAGCCAAAGGAATTATTGGCACTTTTACAGGCCAAGGTTTTGAATGGTCTGAAACAAAAGGTATTCAGGCTTTAGGTTTTGCATCAGGCTTTAACAGCAACGGCGTAGAAGTTTCTTTTCACGGAGACAAAGACGGCTACATTTATAACCACGACACAGGCGATTCTTTTTTAAATGCTGGTAGTGAAGCTAATATTTTTGCAACTTATCAAACTCCAGACATTGATTGTGGTGATATAGGCACACGTAAAACTTTAAAATATGTTCGTACTTCTTTTTCGCCTGAAGGTAATTTACAACCAGTTTTAAGGTTGCGGTATGACTATCAAGCTCTAGATATACCACAACCTTCAGATTATACGCTTACAGGGATAGCGCTTCCAGCAGTTTTTGGAACTGCTCTTTTTGGTGCATCAGCTTTTGGTGCTAGTTCAGATCCTATGTTTAGACAAACAGTAGAGGGTAGTGGACAGACCGTAAGCTTTAGAATTAGGTCAGATGATACTAGAAGCCCGTATGCAGTAAATGGCTTTTATATAGATTATATGCCATCAGGTAGGAGATAAAAATGGCCCAAAGTTATACACGACAAAGTACATTTGCAGATGGCGATACCATTACTGCCGCATTATTTAATGATGAGTACAATCAACTTCTTAACTCTTTTGCATATTCAAATACTTCTGCATCTTCTACAGGCCATAGACACGACGGTACTGCTGGAGAAGGCGGTAACATTCATACGATTGGTGATTTAGATTTTAATAATAAAATTGTAGTTGATGAAACTAACAATCGTTGGGGCTTTTTTGTAGAAGTTTCTAGTGCCGCAGTAGAGCAAATTCGTATTCAAGATGGTGCAATTGTTCCTGTCACAGATGATGATATTGATCTAGGAACAAGCTCACTTGAGTTTAAAGATTTATATATAGACGGTACAGCCTACGTAGACGCTATTAACTTTAATGGTACTGCCATAACTGCTACAGCCGCAGAGCTAAACATTATGGATGGTGTCACAGCTACAGCGGCTGAACTAAACACTATGGACGGTGTGACGGCTACAACTGCTGAACTAAATATAATGGATGGTGTAACTTCTACAGCCGCAGAATTAAACGTAATGGACGGCGATACAGCCGCTACATCTACAACGCTTGCCGATGCTGATCGTGTTGTTGTAAATGATGCAGGCACAATGAAGCAAGTAGCACTTACAGACTTTGAAACTTATTTTGAATCTGCAATTGATACGATCAGTGGTAATCTAACTGTTACAGGCGACCTTACTATTAGCGGTGATGATCTTGTAATGGCTACTAATACTGCTGGTCATTTGCTTATTGCTGATGGAACAAACTTTAATCCTACAGCCGTAGGAGATCTTTCTGAAATATCAACAGTTGCAAATGATGATGTTCTTTTGGCTGTAGATACTTCTGGGGGTGGGCTTAAAAAGATATCTAGAAGCACCTTGGTTGCTGGGCTTTCGGCAGGAACAGAAATTTCAAATGTTGTTGACGATACTACGCCACAGTTGGGCGGTAGTCTTGATGTAAATGGTCAAGACATAGTTAGCCTATCAAACGGGAATATAACTATTACGCCTAACGGCACAGGACTTGTAAGGCTTGATGGCAATGTAGATATTCAGTCTGGTGAAATTGTTCTTAAAAACTCTGGCTCTGTATCAAATATTAAATTTTATTGTGAGTCTAGTAACGCACACTATACACAGCTTCAATCAGCCGCACACAGCGCATACAGTGGTAATGTAACACTAACACTACCTGCGTCTACTGACACTTTAGTAGGTCGTGCAACAACAGATACACTGACTAACAAAACTTTAACATCTCCTAAAATAAATGAAGATGTAGCAGTTACGGCAACAGCCACTGAACTTAATCTTCTTGATGGAGTCACAAGCACTACAGCTGAATTAAATATTCTTGACGGTGTTACAGCAACCACAGCTGAATTAAACATTCTTGATGGTGTTACAGCAACTACAGCAGAACTTAACTACTTAGACATTACTACGCTTGGTTTGACGGCGGCGTCTAAGGCTGTAACTGCGGATGCAAACGGCGTAGTAAATTTTGATGCGGGTACTACAGATGACGTAAATACAATTACCTCTAGCTCTAATGCCGCAACAATTAATTTGCGACTTGGTAATGTTTTTGAACATGATCTTACTGAAAATGTCACATACACATTTAGCAATCCGGGCGCAAGCGGCACGGCTACGGTGTTTGTTTTAAAAATTATTCAAGGCAGTTCAGCTAGAGTAATCACATGGCCCGGAAGCGTAGATTGGTCTGGGGGTAGCGCCCCAACCCTCAGTACCGGAAATGATGATGTAGATGTTTTTGTGTTTTTTAGTATTGATGGCGGTACGACCTATTACGGCTTTACTGCGGGTCAAGATTTAGCATGAGTAATGTATCTAAGTTAATAATGATAGAGGAGTCTGAAGTGGCTAGAGGAGAATCAGTTTACGTTGTGCCGGGGTCACATAGCTGGACTTGCCCTGTGGGGGTTACGTCTGTTTCCGTGGTTTGTATTGGTGGCGGTGGCGGTGGTGCCATTAACTGTGCTGGCGGCGGAGGTTTGGGCTACAAAAACAATTACTCTGTGACGCCCGGAAACTCATACACCGTGGTTGTTGGTGGAAGAGGGCTAGCTGGAACCGTTTCAAGGGGCGACGGAGGGAATGGCGGAGATTCTTACTTTGTCAACACGTCTACAGTGGTTGGCCGTGGGGGCACCGGCTCAGATCAGACAACCGATAGCGATAACCCTGCTGGCGGTACATATACAGGTGATGGCGGCGGCAATGGCGGTGCCGGCGATATTTATGGCGGCGGCGGTGCGGGCGGATACGCTGGTAATGGCGGCACAGGGGCTGATGGCACTGGAGGCTCCGGCTCTGGTGGTGCAGGCGGCGGTGGAACTGGCGCGATTGGCGCAGGCGGAGGCGTCGATTTCTTGGGTCAAGGCTCTAATGGTGCAGGCGGCTCAAGTGGAAGCGAGCAGGGTAAAGGTGGCTCTGGCGGTGAAAATGGGCAACCTCCGCCCGTAAGCTATTCCGGCGCAACAGGCGGAGTGTTTGGCGGCGGTGGTGCCAGACCAGATGCGGGAAGCACTAACTACAGCGGGGGTTCTGGCGGTCCCGGTGTTGTAAGAATTATTTGGCCGGGAGATACGCGCACGTTCCCATCAACAGATGTCAGTACGCCGTAAGGAGTAATAAATGTATTTTGTAAAATTAAACGCAGAAAGCCAACCAGCAGAATGGCCTGTGACTTTTGATAGGGTTCGTGTTGATAATCCAAATACTTCATTTCCTAAAGATCCAACAAATCTTGATTTATCCTCGTATGATTTTGAGCCTTTTGCATTTTCAGATAAACCTGACTTTGACGATTATCTTCAAAACATAGTAGAAGTTGCTCCTGTTTTAACTGATGGAGTTTGGGTGCAGTCGTGGTCTGTTACAGAAAAATATTCTGAATCTACAAAAACGCAAAAAATTTCTGAGCGTGATGCGGCTAATTTAGAAAAAAAGAAATCTTTAGAAAGATCAAAAAGAAATAACTTATTAGGCGAAACAGACCACTACGGGTTGTCTGATGTGTCTATGACAGAGGCTATGACGGCCTACAGACAGGCGTTACGTGACGTACCACAGCAAGAAGGATTTCCACAGACTATCACATGGCCTACAAAGCCAGAGTAAACTATGGATCCTTTGTCTCTGGTAGCTATGGCGTCTACTGCGTTCAAGGGTGTAGAAGTTCTTGTATCTAAAGGCGCAGAGATTGAACACGTAGCTAAAAAACTAGGTCAGTGGTACGGCTTTGTTTCTGACCTAAGAGAAGCAGAAAAGGAAGCAGAAAACCCACCGTTGTTTAAGAAGATGTTTGACGGTGATTCAGTTGAAGCTACTGCATTAAACGCAGTCATAGCTAAAAATAAAGTACAAGAACAAGAGAAACAAATAAGAGAACTAATTATGTACGCCTATGGTAAAGAGACGTACAAAGAAATGATACAAATGCGTCGGGACATCAGAGCTAAACGTGAAGAGTTGATCTACCGACAGAGACGAAGACAACGAAAAATGCTAGATGTATCAGCAATAGTTACGGGCTTAATTGTTTCTGCTGGGATTGTCTGGACTACCATTAGTATTATACAGGGGTTGAATAATGGATGAGTCTGCAAAACAAATAGTTGATGTCATGAGTGTTGGTACTATGCTAGGCACTCTTGGTGCAATACTGCCACCTGTATCTGCTCTGTTTACTATTGTATGGGTGGGTATACGTATATGGGAAACAGACACAGTACAGAACTTTAGAAATAAGGACAAAAACTAATATGTTAGATGTATTAATTGGCCCCGTTACGGGTTTATTAGATAAATTTATTCCTGATGCAGATGAAAAAGCGAGGCTTGCACATGAAATTTCTACAATGGCTACCAGACACTCCCATGAATTGGCTAAAGAACAAATATCAATTAATCGTGAAGAAGCTAAACACTCTAGTATCTTTGTGTCTGGATGGCGTCCAGCGACAGGTTGGATTTGCGTTGCCGGTATGGGGTTTAATTTTATTATCGTGCCTATCGGTAACTTTGCTTGTGCTTTGTCTGGTGTAGATGTTATAATGCCTAATTTAGATATAAGCGAAATGATGCCTGTATTATTGGGTATGCTTGGCTTAGGAGCTATGCGAACTGTAGAAAAAACTAAAAAGGTTGCAAGAGACTAATGACACCAGAAATGTTAGATCGTTGGAGAATTATACCACGGTTGTTTATGTTGACGATGTTAATAATGACATATCGCGTAGTAGAATGGTTTATGGATATTCCTGCCGATCAAGTTTCTATACCTCAAAGTGCTTTAGTGTCTGTAATGACAGGTGCTTTAACAGGTTCTTTTGGTTTGTTTCTTGGTGCAGATAAACAAACAGCAAGAAAAGAATGAATTACTTTACTAAAGAAGAATTGTCTTGTCAACATTGTGGTGCATATAAGTTCGATGAAGAATTTTTAAAGGTTTTAAATAACATTAGAAAAGAATGTAACTTTCCTTTTGTTATTAGCTCTGGTTACAGGTGTGTTGAACATCCTATAGAGGCTTCTAAAAGCCGTGTAGGAGCACATACAACAGGCTGTGCAGTTGACGTAGCCGTAAGCGGAGATAAAGCTTTAAAGGTTCTTGAAGTTGCCATGAAGCATGGTATAAAAAGAATAGGTGTGAATCAAAAAGGAAAAGGACGATTTATACATTTAGATATGGCAGAAGAAGCTTTTCCATCTCCTGCAATCTGGTCGTACTGAGGAATATATAAATGGCTAAAAAGCAAAGAGCAAAAAAGGTCGCTAGACATAAGAAGCCTCAAAGAGCTAGGGCATATACAGGCGGTTATCCTGATATTAAAATTGATGAAGAAGGCAAGCCTTATATGCTTGTAAATGGCGAAATCGTCTATTTAAACACCAGCGGTACTGGGGGTAATATTAAACTTGGTACAGGCGCAGTTACTGGTACACCTGAAACAGAAGATGGCTCTCTTTATGTTCCTTTTAAAGATTCTAAAAGAAAGGCTCCCGGCTCTTCTGTATGGGATAGCTTTAAATATCCAGAACCAGCCTCAGTAGAAGATCTCCCTACAGCAGATGATCTTCCTGAAAGCTTGCGCTATGTGCCAGAAACAACAGATGTAAATGCCGAAGAAGTATATTCTACGCCCGTTACAGAAATGAAAGAACCTACCAAAGTGACTATACCTGATCTTGGTAATGATGCGGATGAAGAAGATCGTGATGGTGCTAGTCGTGGAGGGATTCGTAGAGTAGCTTTAAATGCTGGAGGTCGTCGAAAAGATCCAATGTTAATACGGCTTGAAGAGGAAAATGAAAAAATACGAGTTAAAGAACAAACAAAAAAGCCTCCTATGCCTGAACCAGAAACAAAAAAAGAAACAAAAAAAGAAACAAAGACAACGCCAGAAACAACACTTAACAACATTCTTTCATCCGTTCAAAGCACAAGAGACCCTGTTGTAGCGAAAACGCCAGAAACAACAGTTAAGAACCTTGTTGCATCCGTTCAAAGCGCAACAGACCCTGCTGTAAAGATAACGGGTGGGGAAATGGGGGCCACGCAAGATGTTAAGGCACCTCAAATACAAAGTGTAAGTTCACTACCTTCTTATATTAATACATCTACAGCCCCTAGTGCTGGGCCTGCTGAAGAGGCTTCTGTTGTAACATCTTCCGCACCTACTACTGTAGACACTTCTACATATACAGCAGATACAATTGCTTCAGCAGATGTACCTACAGTAGATGCCGCCCAAGGTGAATTAAGTGAAGATGCTGTAGCTAGAGTAGATGAAAAAGAATTAACAGAAAGGGCTGTAGCGGCTAGACGAAATAGACTACAAGAAAAAGAAGCTTTAATAAAAGAAGCCGCACAGTACGAAATTTCTGAAGGCGCGTATGTTGATAAAGTTACAGGTAAGGTCACAGACGTAGCACCCACAAGAGAAGCAGAATTTTCTGAGAGAAAAGCTATTCTTGGTGATGCGGCTGAAGATGGAAAAGCCGCTGAAATACTTGATAAAGTAAATTATGAAGCGGTTAAAATACGTAAAGTAAAAGGTACAGCGGCTAAGGGTGAGGCGGCTGAAATGATTGCCGCAGTTGGAGAGATTCCTCCAGAGCTTAGTGCAACCATCGTAGAAGATCCTGCAACTGTAGAGGCTCAAATAGATGACGAGCCTATAGAAGTACGTGCGGCTATTGCGGCTTTACCTACAGAAGCTCTTGTATCTTCACAGATGGAAACACTTCTTGGTGGTATTGAAGACGGTGAAGTTCCTGTGTGGGCTAGACCAGCAGTAGAACAAGTAAATAGAATGTTAGAACAAAGAGGCTTAACAGCTTCTACAGTAGGCCGTGATGCACTTTTAAATTCTATTATTCAAAGTGCTATGCCTATTGCTCAGTCTAATGCACAAGCACTACAGCAAAGGGCCGCTCAGAACCTTTCAAACGAACAACAGGCCAATGTACAACAAGCTAACCTAGATGCACAGAGAAGGCTACAAAACACCGCCAATCGTCAGACAGCGGGTTCTCAGACGGCTCAGATGGCACAGCAGATGTCAGTGCTTCAAAGCCAGTTTGCACAGGACGCTATGATTACTTCTGCGGCTCAAACACAGCAGACAAAAATGGCGAATCTCCAAAACCAACAGCAGGCGGCGTTACAGCGTTCTCAGAATCAACAAGCCATAAATGCTCAAAACTTAGGTAACGAACAACAAACTGAACTAGCTAATCTTCAGTTTGAATTTCAAACCGACGCAACAAATATGTCTGCTGAGAATCAATCACGGCTTGTTGAGATGCAAACTGCCGCAGACTTTTTATCTAAAAATGCTGGCTTTAAGCAACAAATGGAGTTGGCAAATTTAAGTAACGAACAGCAAATGGAGCTTGCAAACTTAACGGCCAAAAATCAAACAGAATCAGAAAATCTGACGGCTGAACAACAGACAAGACTTGCAAACCTTGATTCTCGTATGAAGACTAATTTGCTTCAGGCTGAGATTGCAAATCGCATGAATGTTGCACAGTTAAATGCAGACCAACAACGCGCTGTTACAAATGCTTCAATGGTTGCAAACATGGATATGGCTCAGTTTAATGCTGACCAACAAGTTATTTTGTCGAATAGTAAGTTTATGCAGTCTATGACAATGCAAGATTTAAATAATCGCCAACAGGCTGTTATTCAAAATGCAACAGCTATGGCACAGTTAGACATG